TGCTTACTTAAATAAGTTTGATGGTCTTATTAAGATTATCGGTGCTGCCTCAGGTGTTGTTTCTGCTACTACTGTTACATGGTCAGTTTCTACTTCTCGTACTGCAGTTCAAAACGTATTAACTGCAATGACTGACGATATGTTAGCTAATCCAAACTTTAAAATATTTATCGGTACTGCTGAGGCTCGTGATTACAGATTGAAATTAGGTATTGATAACTTATACCATTTAACTGGTAGCGATACTAAGTTATATGCTGAGAATTCAGATATTGAAATAGTACCGGTAATTGGTTTATCAGGTACTAAGAAACTTTATGCTATGTCAACTGACAATATGTACTTAGGTTGTGATTTACTTAACGAAGAGGAGAAATTAGATTTATTCTTTGCTAAGGAAGCCGACGAGATTAGAATGAATTGCAAATTTAAATTAGGTGTTCAAATAGCATTCCCTGATTTAATTGTAAAGCAAATCAACTCTTAATAAATTCAAATAATAGGGGAGATTAAATACCTCCCCTTTTTAATAACTAAAAAAAAATATAAATATATGCCATGTGTATTAAATAGCGGTATAACCAAAGCATGTAGAGATGCTGCTCCTGGTCTTACTACAGTATATGTAACTGAGTTTAGCAATTACACTCAAGGTACAATAACATCGGCTTCAGGTATTATAACTAACTCAAATTCATTTCTAAATACAGGTAAAAAGTTTTGGACTTATGAATTAGAGATGGGTGTTGGTTCTGAAGTAGAAAATATCAATCCTGATAGCAAAACAGGAACATTAGCAATAGCACAAAACTTGAATTTTTATATCCCTAAGAAACAAGCATCGGTTGCGCAACAAGTAATGTTATTAGCTCAACAAGATTTATTATTTATTGTTAAAGATAGAAATGGTAAATATCGTTTGTTAGGTCAAGAGTTCGGAATGAGAATGGTTGCTTCAACTGCTCCATCAGGAGTTGCAGGAAACGAACAAACAGGATATGTTTTAGCTTTCTCAAGTGAAGAGAGAGTATTAGCAAATGAAGTACCAAGTACATTAATTACTAATTTGACTACTCCTGCTTAATAAATTTTTGCTCTATATATAATCAGGATAGTCCCGTAAGACTATCCTTTTTTATTTTAAAAACTTTTAAAAAATTGTAATTTAATATAGTGATATATCTAATTACAGGACCAAATAAGATTACAGTTACATTAATTGAGAAAGTTACAATAGCTAATCCTCAATTTGTATTTGTATTTGTGAATGATAATACAGGTAAAAAATTTGCATGTACTTCAACTGATACAAGTACAAACCCTGATAGGTATAATCAGTTTCCAATAGATGTAGTTACAACAACTGCAAATCCATTAATTAATGAGGTTGAGTTTGACGATTACGGATTTTATCATTATTATATTTATCAAATTGATGATGCAACTACATTTGATTATGCAAATATAGACACAACAGACTTAAGAAATTTAACAGGATTAGTTGAAACAGGTAAGGCTTATTGGTCTGCTCCTGTTACATTTAATTATTATTATAAAGACATTAGAACATCGATTGTAACGTATGGCCAATAGTGAAATAGTAGGCAATTTGCTGAAAATAGAATTTGAGAATAACACAATGCCAGTAGTGGCAGTTAAATCTAATAAGCCATATTTATATTGGGGTGAACAAAATAATTATCCATCTTACCTATTAGAATTATATAAGAGAAACGCTTATCATGGTGCAATTATAAAAACTAAGGCCGAGCATATTTACGGTAAGGGATTATGCTATGACAAAGATGAATTAACATTAGCTGAGCAAATTCAATATGATAACTTCTTATCTAAAGCAAATAGATTTGAGGATTGGAATAGTATTTTTAGAAAAAACACAACACCATTTGAATTATTTGATGGGGTAGCTTTACAAGTGATTTACAACTTCAATGGTAAGTGCGAAGTTTATGCAATGGAGTTTGCTAAGTTGAGATTAAGTCCGGATGGTAAAACTGTTTACTATTGTGATAAGTGGATTAATGACGATGGCACAAGGAATATCAATCCTGAAAGACATGATTCATTTCAAGAGTATCCTATATTCAATCCACAAGTAAGAACAGGCACTCAAGTATTATATTATAAGTTACCTACATTAACTGCAATGGAGTATGGAGACATATATCCTGAGCCTAATTATTTACAATGTTGCCAAGATATTGAAACAGATATTGAGATAACTAACTTTCATTATTCAAATACTAAACAAGGATTTAGCGCATCTGCAATGCTATCATTATTTAATGGTGAGCCAACAGAAGCAGAAAAAAAGAAATATAGCAGATTATTTGAGAATAGATTTACAGGTACAAGTAATGCCGGAAAGATTATATTTAACTTTGTTAATCAAGGCGGTCAAGAAGCTAAAATAACTTCATTAACTGCTTCTGATTTAGATAAACAATTTGAAATATTATCTAAGCGATTACAACAAAATATATTAACAGGACATAGAGTTGACCCTGCATTAGCTGGTATATTCAGCGATACAATGATTGTAGGAGATAATACTGTTTACTTACAGAAATACGATAGATGGGTAAAATCATACATTGAACACAGACAAGCGATACATCTTGAAATAATTTACATGATAGGCGAAGTTAATGGAGTTGATTTATCTAAGTTAGAAGTAAAACAGAAGGCTCCTGCATCATTGGATTTACCTTACGATACTAATTTATTGACTACATTATTTGATGCTGAAACTCTTAAAAAACATTATGCGAAACAATTAGGAATAGAAATGACTGAAAGTTCAGAGGTTGTTATTGCTAAGGATAGTTTGGAAATGGATGGAGTTAATGAGCATTTAAAGAATATAACTGCTAAACAATGGATTCATATTAAGCGATTAGTTAGGGAAGTTACCAAAGGTAAAACATCTAAAGATGCTGCTAAGATGCTAATTAAAAATAGTTATGGTTTAAAGGATGAAGATATTGAATTGTTATTCAAGGCTCCTGAAAGTGCATTCGCTAAACATAATGCAGATAAAATGGCGGATTTGTTTATTGAATGTGCAATAGATGATAATCCAGAAGATGAGATATTAGCTGAGTTTGAAGTAAAAAACGGATTTGAAGCATTAGAGAAAGAAAATAAATTCTTTAGACATCAATTTGCTAATCCTTACGAAGATAAAACTAAGTTAGAGAATGCAATTATAGATATGACTTCAGGAAATCCTTACATCACTCCTGAAGAGATTGCAAAACAATTAGCATTAGATTTGACTGTTGTTATAGCAGCGATTGAATCAATGAAAATATTAGGCTTATTAGATACCTTAGAGGGTACAATAATGCCAACACCGAAAGCTATTGAACGTACAATAAAGCCTGTTAAAACTGAAATTTACACAGTTTACAAGTATGTAGTTAGAGACGATGTACCAAGAACAATATCAGGTAGCAGGCCATTTTGCGAGAAACTATTAAAAGCATCAAACAATGGTAAAAGATGGACAAGGGAAGCAATAGATAAATTATCTAATGACATGGAGGATAATACCGATGCTTGGAGTTATAGAGGTGGTTATTATACAAATCCAAACAATAATGAAACGACTGCATATTGCAGGCACATTTGGAAATCAGTAATTAAAGCAAGAAAGAAATAATGAGTAATTTAATTATATCAGAAAACTATTTAAAGGAATATACAACCATCAATAATAATGTTGATGTAAAGATTGTTACTCCTGTAATTCAAGAGGCTCAAACATTCTATATATTGCCTATATTAGGCACTCAACTATATAATCAAATTATATCTCAAGTAGGTAGTAATACAGTATCTGCAGCGAATGTAACTCTATTAGATAATTATATAGTGCCTTGCTTAATGTATTATGTGAAATGTGAGTTAATTCCTGAGATGAAGTATAGAATGATGAATAAGGGAGTTATGGTTAAGAATAGTGAAAATTCATCTCCTGCTGATTTGACTGAGATACAATTCTTAATGGATAGAGCAAAGAATAAAGCCGAAGAGTTAGCCGAAAGGGCAACAAGGTTTTTAAGACATAACTCAAGTACTTATCCATTATATACTGCGAATGCTCAATACGATGAAATTAGACCAAATAGAAACAATTATACAGGTGGAATATTTGTAGGTGATTTAAGGAGTGATGAAGATGACTGCAATATAATTATAGGTAATTATTAATATGGGAGTGCATAAAAAGAATATTAAACTTTTACAACAATACGAAAAGCTAAATGCTAACATTAAATCAGATAGTAAAACTGTTCGAGGACAAAAAAACAAACCACGCTCAACTAAGTAACGGTACATTCATCTTTGATGAGAGTGCTGAATGGGGTGCTGACTTTGAAATAACTTATCCTTTGTTTGGTGTTAGATTACAACCATCAACGCTAAATGGTAATATTCATACATTCAATTTTATGTTTGAATTTGTTGACCATGTGCATCAAGACAAATTAAATCAAACCGAAGTATTAAGCGATATGATGAGTATTGCTTTAGATATATTTGCACAGATTAGAAATGATTTAGAATCTTATTACGATGCAACTGTAAATATAACAAGTTCATTTCAGCATGGTATCGGAGTTTATGATGATGATGTTACCGGATGGCAAATGACAGTTGCAGTTGAACAGTTTTATGATATGAATACTTGTGATACTCCTAATAGTGAATTGAATGCAGGAGTAGTTAAAATATTAGACCAAAACGGAAACGTAATAGCAACATTGAATCCTAATTCAACTTATACAGTTGAAGTTTTACAAGAGATTATACAAACATTAATAGACCCACCTCCAACAACAATTATACAAACTTTATAAATGGCAGTAGTAGAATTAAGATATGACCCTAAAGATAGTGCATGGTTTACAGCCAATGCAACATTAGTATTAAAAGCAGGTGAGCCTGCATATCATGCTACAACAGGACAATTCAAGTTAGGTGATGGTACAACTCAATTAAGTGCTTTATCTTTCTTACCTGCTGCAAGTGGTGGAGGTAGTGGTGTACCTTATACAGGTGCAACAGGAAATGTAAATTTAGGGGAATATCAAATAAGAGTAGGACAGATGGAATTAGACCAAAGTCCTACAGGAACTGCAGGTATAGCGATAACAAGATGGAATGATACAATAGGCTCAACAGAAACTACTTTAAAGGGTGGTAGTGTTGTTTTAAAGAATGGAGTTGATTTAGTTGCTCGAATAGTAAATAAGGTTACACCAAACACAACACTAACTAAAGCAGCATATCAAGTAGTTAAGGTAACAGGCGCACAAGGTCAACGATTAGCAGTTAATTTAGCTCAAGCAAATAACGATAATAATTCAGCCGATACATTAGGATTAGTAATTGAAACAATACCAACTAACCAAGAGGGTTTTATTATTTGTGTTGGTCAGATTGAAAATATAAATACTACAGGTTCATTACAAGGTGAATCATGGGCAGATGGTGATGTATTATATTTAAGTCCTACAACACCTGGAGCAATTACTAAAGTAAAACCAACAGGAGCAACAGGTCATATAGTAGTGCTTGGTTATGTTGAATATGCTCACCAAAATAATGGTAAAATATATGTAAAAATCATGAACGGTTGGGAGTTAGATGAGTTACATAATGTTAGTATAACAAGTCCTGCTAATAATGAGATATTAACTTATGAGAGTTCAACTTCACTTTGGAAGAATAAAACTGTTGTAAGTGCATTAGGTTTTACTCCTTATAACTCAACTAATCCAAGTGGTTTTATAAGTGGAATTACAAGTACAAACGTTACAACTGCTTTAGGTTATACACCTTACAATAATACTAACCCAAGTGGATTTATAAGTTCAAGTGCTTTAACTCCATACCTTACAAGTTCAAATGCTGCTTTGACTTATGTACCTTATACAGGTGCTACAGGTGCAGTTGATTTGTCAACTAATAATTTAACTTGTGGTGATGCGATTATAAAGAAACCTAAAATAACAGTTGAATTAGTTGATGCTTTAACAGTAAATTTTTACAATAGATATAATTTAACTATTGATTCAATTACTAATGTTTTAAATTCACCTACGATAACTATTCAAGATGACAATGTAGCTTATACATTAGGCAATACAATAGCATCAGGTTCTAAAATAACAATAACTGCATCAACTGCTTCGGTAGTTGTATTAAACGCAACAAGATTATAAAATGAATGAAATTTATATAAAAGCTACTCCGCCTGCATCTACTCCATTAACAACTGCAAAGTTAATGAAGACAGGACAAACAACATCTTATAGAACAGGCGATGACCCAAACTTAGGAACAGGTAGAGCAACTTCATTTACTGTATTATCAGCTAATAATCCATTTGGTAATACTAATAGATTTACCGATGAATTAGGAGGTACAACATATACAAATAATATTGTAATTGATTGGTCAACTTATGATGGTTCAACTGTATTAGGATGGTATCGATTAGCAAGACCTGCATCAGGGTCTTATACTTGGAATCAAGCTATTGATAATGCTTTAACATTTACAATAGGTACTTATACAAGTGGATGGAAATTAGCTAATATAATGGAATATGCAAGTTTATTTAATTTCGGAAATACACCTGCTAATAAATTAAATTATGCTCCATTTAGTTTAGTTGGTGATTTTTGGAGTTCAACAACCGATGCCAATGCAACTGCTAATGCTTTTTATTTACCTAATTCATCAACATTGCATATATTTACAACTGGTAAAACATCAGGTGTAAAAGCATTATTTAATCGAGTATTCACAGTAACAGGAACAAATTTAACTTAATATGTCAACTTATAGATTTCCACAATTCAATTTAGAAATAATTAATCCAACAGTTACAGTATTAACTGTTCATGATTCAATACAAGTAAAAGAATGCAATGCTGATATTCTATTAGTAACTGAATCTGCTTCATTTGGTATTAACTTTACAGGTTTTACTTATGTATCGGATTGGAATGATACTGATATTATTAATTGGGTAGATAATGAATTAACTAAATACGAAATATGAAATTAAATATTCCTGAAGTTTACAAAGTAGTTATAGGTGCTTTAGTTTTAGCATCTATGTGGTACGACTTAAAAACCTCTTTTATGGTTCATTTAAAATCACATGAATTAATTGAATATAGATTAAAAGAAATTGAATATAAAACAGGATTAAAAACATTTGCTATTATACCTGAGAAACCTGAATTGAAAGATGAGGATAAGTAAGCATATATCATTTGAAGAGGCTACATTAAGTCCTACAGGATTAAGATTAGGAATAGACAATACACCTAATGAAGAGATATTAGCTAATATGAAGTTAGTTGCTGAGCGATGTTTTGAGCCTATTAGAAATTGGTATGGTAAGCCTATTAAGGTTAATTCATTTTATAGATGTGATGCATTAAATAAGGCGGTTAAAGGCAGTGCAACATCTCAACATGTAGATGGCAAAGCGATGGATATAAGTACCGGAACTAAAGCAGGAAATAAATTAATTTATGAATGGGCAAAAAATAATCTTATCTTTGACCAATTAATAAATGAATATGATTATGCTTGGGTGCATATCAGTTACAATAAAAACAATAACAGAAATCAAACATTAATAATAGTTTA